ACACTATTAACGGAGACCATCCACGTACCGCTTACAACGCAAGTGTTACCGATGCCGTTCCTTCTAAGTTTACAGGAGATTGGGGCAGTCCTGCTCCTGTTTCTGATGGCAAAAACTATAATGGCGGCTTAGATGACGAAATGAGAGGAAATGCCTTTGGAAATATTTCTGGTGGCGATGAATGGCCAGAACTGAGCAACCCTTATGTTCCAAAGTCTGCTGATTATAAAATGAAAGAAAAGTCCGCAGTAGATGACGGAGATAATGATTATAGCCGTTGGCAATCAAATGACACTTGGCCAAATCTTAAAAATCCATACGTTCCAGACAACATGGCTATGGATCCATCCAAGTATAAGGCAAATTCCGATGACTTGGTTGCAGATACAGCGAAGCGTAAGGTCTAATTTAAAAAAGGAGTACGTCAATGGAAAAGTTAAGCTTGTACGTTGACTGCTGTAATAATGGCGGATTTGAATTGAACCTGAACGAGTCAACTACCGATAAGGGGTTGACTAAGTTCAGGGGTAAATTCCAAGAAGCCGAAGCAGTTAATAAAAATAAAAGAATCTACCCATATGCTGTTCTTGATGAAAATGTCAAGAAATTAGTCCCAATTGTAAACGCCCGTGGACTCGTTGGTGAATTAGATCACCCTACTGATTCAATTATTCACTTCGAAAAATGCTCACATGTTATTACTAAACTTTGGTGGGATGGAAATAGCCTCATGGGAGAAGGCGAAATTCTTAATACGCCACATGGCAAAATCTTAAAAAGTCTATTATCAGACGGAGTAAGGGTCGGAATTAGTAGCCGTGGAGTAGGAAACGGTAGAAGTGATGAAAATGGTATCCTTATTATTGGTGAAAGCTATAAGCTAATTACGTTCGATGCTGTCGCTGATCCAAGCACCTACAACGCCTTTCAAGAAAAGGTCGTTGGAAAGAAAGAATCTTATGATGCAACACCTTCATATGAAATCAATAAAAATATGGTTAAAAATGAAGGTAGCCGCATACATAATGTTAATAAACAAGCGTTAATCGCATGTTGCAGTGGAATCATTGAACAGCAATCAAGCAAAATCAAGGCAAAGCTGCGATAAATTAATGATCTTACCAAACACGATAGAAAATTATAAAACAGGAGTGAGGTTTGAATATGGACAAGATTACAGAAGCATTGAAGAAATTACTGCCTGAATCTGAGATTAATGAAGTCGCAGCCTCTATTAATGAATCATTAGAGCAGGCTAAAGCTGAATTAGAGCAAGAATATAATTCTAAACTTGAAGAAGCATATACCGAGCTAACTGGCGAATTGACAAACGCAGAAAAGATTGCAGAAAAAGGCTACGAAGAAGCCTATGCAATCATCGGCGACCTTCGAAATCGTCTAGAACTTCAAGGTGAAGAATATAAGTCTGCATTAGAAGAAGGCTACGAAGAAGCATACCAAATGCTTAAAACAGAAAAAGATAAGAACCAACAGCTTGAAGTCGAAATGTATGAAGAATACGACAAAAAGCTCGGCGAAATGAAAGAATATATCGTCGATAAAGTTGATCAATTTCTTCAATATAAAGGTCATGAAATTTACGAACAAGCTAAACGCGATGTTCTTAATGACCCACGTATGGCTGAACACAAGGTCACACTTGATAAAATTATCGACCTTACAAGCAATTACATCTCTAATGATGAATTCGCTGCTGTTTCTTCCAGTAAGTTAGAAGAAGTTAATAAAGCTGTGGAAAATATGAAGGGACAACTGCGTATTATGGAAGCCCGTAATATTCGTCTGTCAACTGAAAATACCAAGCTGAACGAAGCCGTGCGACAAGCACAAGATCTTATCACAGAAAGCCGCAGGGCTGTCACACGTGAAAAGAAATCAGGTGTTATCGCCGAGCAGAAAGAAAGAGTTGAAAAAGCAAGGAACGTAACGGGGAGAGGTAGTGCAACTAATGATGGTGTTGTTATTTCGGAATATGCAGCATCAACAAACAATGACATGGATCAAATGTTGGTTCTGTCAGGTGTTAAAAAAGCCTAAACAAAGCTACTCCAAGTTAGTAATTTAATTATTTTATGAAAAGAGGATTACTCTAAGATGAACGCAAATTCAAGATTTTTAAACGAAGCTAAGGAGCTAGAATCACGTTGGGGCAAGACCGGACTCCTTCAAGGTATCGAAGACCGTTACGTTCGTTCTGCCACAGCAGTTCTGCTCGAAAACCAAAGACTCATGAACGAAGTTAGCACCGACACTGGTGACGTTGCTCAGTTCAAGCGAATCAGCATCCCACTGGTTCGTCGTATTTACCCACAATTGATCGCTAATAAGATCGTCAGTGTTCAACCACTGCTTGGTCCTACCGGCTTAGTCTACTATCTCCGCTTCCGCTATTCTAGCAACAAGGGTTCTACCCGTGGTGCTTCAAATAATGGTGGATTTCCTGGCGACGATGCCAACAGCTTAATGCAATTGGCTGATGGTACTGCCAATCTGGACATCTTCTATTCTAGCCAATATATCCAAAACGAAACAACTTCAACCGATGCCGGTAATGATGCTGTTTCAACCTACTCGCCACTTGAGCATACGCCAATTTTGGCTGGTACGGTTACTGGTACGATTTATCTTGGTGCAACAGCCATCCAAACATTCGTCGTTTCGTCAAGCGGAACATTCACTTTTCACGACATTGGATCTCCTAGCGTTAAAGTTACCTCTGGTACTTTGCTAAACAACACCGGCGAACTTTCCTTGACTTGGAACAATAGTGCTCCTACTGCAAATCACGTTGTTATCTCTTATGAGTACAACATGGAATGCCAACAAGATCTTCCTGAAATCAATCTCGTTATTGAATCAGAAGAAATTGCTGCTAAGACCCGTAAACTCAAGGCTGTTTGGAGCTACGAAGCTCAACAAGACCTTCGCAGCCAGCACAATCTGGATGCCGAAGCTGAGTTGACTGCTGTTCTCGCTCAAGAAATTAATCTTGAAATCGACCGTGAAGTTCTTACCGACCTTCGTAACAACGCTGGTACGGTTACTGCTTGGGATTTCAATACAGCCCTTGGCGAAACGATCAAAGAAAAGTATGAATCACTTTACGTCAAAGTCGTTGAAGTTTCCAACGTCATTCACCGTAAAACACTGCGTGGTGGTGCTAACTTCCTAGTTACAAGCCCTGAAGTCGCTTCGATCTTCGAAACAGCCACAGCCGGTTTCGCTCCTGCTCCTTCTGAAACTTTCACAAGCAGCTTAGGCATCCAATACGTTGGTACTGTCAACAATCGCTGGAGACTGTACAAGGATCCATTGTTCCCAACCAATCAAATCTTGATGGGATATAAGGGCGACTCCTACATGGATTCCGGATACTTCTATTGCCCATACGTTCCACTAACCCAAACGCCAGTTGTGCTCGACCCAGAGTCCTTCTGCCCACGCAAGGGTATTTTAACCCGATATGGAAAAAAGTTATTGAGAGAAGGCGCAAAATTTTATGCAAGAATGTCAATCGCAAATTTTGTGATCTGATTTTGTCGCAAGTAATTGCGAAACAACAACTTACAAAAACCCAGCTATTTCTAGCTGGGTTTTTTATTTTATTTTCAAAAAAATCTATTGTCTTTTTTGTTTGTTTTGACTATATTGTTTAAGACATAGGTGCAAAAAAAACAAATTCAAGAAAGGGCGAAGTATCATGAACATGAATGATTTCGAAAAAACATTTGCTGGTCTTAAACAATCTGAAAAAATAAAACTAAAATGTGATCATCCTGACTGTTTAAATCCAGAAAAAGTTATTGGCAGAGAAGCAGCAAAAAGGAATATTCTGAAAAATGGTGGAGAAAAGTTTGTTTGTGGCAATTGCGAAAAAAGATTCAACAATCCAATGAATAAAATTGGACAGGGAAGAAAAAATTTAGGAGAATTAAATGTTCTTTGTCCAAAATGCAAAAAAACAAGAAAAATGAATGCGTCTTGTTATTTTGGAGTTCTATCTGAGCCATATTCACAGATTTGTGGTTCATGCTCTCAAATTGGAAAAGAAATAACTGATGAACAAAAACAAAAAATTAGCCAAAAGCTCATTGGCAGAAGCTTGACAGAAGATCACAAAAAAAATATCAGCAAGTACATGAAATTTAACGTAAATGGAATTGAACAAGGTAAAAGAAATTTGATTCCAGGTAGCGGTGGAGGATGGAACAAAGGATTGAAAACACCACAAGAAATTTGCGATAAACAATCAGCAGCAATGCTTGGAAGGGTTTATTCAGATGAGCACAAAGCAAATATTTCAGAAGGTCGTAAAAAGTTTTTATCTGAGACTGGTGGATTTACACTAGAACACAGGCAAAAACTCAGAGACGCAGCATTGGATCAATATGAACGTGGTTTTAATCCAAATGCTCATCATCGTTATGGATATCACAAATCTACAAAGTGCGAAAAAGCTTTCTATCGTTCATCGTATGAGAAAAAAGCTTTTATGATTCTTGATGAAATGCAAGACGTGAAAAAATATGAAGTTGAAAAAATAAAAATTCCATATTGGAATCCATTGGAAAAAACAGAAGCCATTTTCATTGTTGACATACTAGTTGAGCTTCACGATGGATCAAGAAAGATCATAGAAATCAAACCGATAAGCTGGATGAACAGTTTGGTTAATGCATCTAAAATAGATGCATTAAAAATATGGTCTGAAAAAGAAAATGTTGTTTGCGAAATTTGGGACGAACATAAACTATTTGGAGAAGTCAATACGTATCAAAAAATTCAAAAATTTATCGATTGGATTGATTCTGGTAGTGTTGGTGATATTGAAAATGTCAACGAAGATATAATCAATGCCAGAAAAGAAAAATCCCGTTTAAAATCGAATAATTTTTATGAAAACAATTTATCAAACAAAATCATTGTTTTTTGCAAGCATTGTCAAAAACAACATGAAGTTAGAGAGATAACATACAAACAACACTTAGAAAAATATGGAACATATAAATGCTCTGTAGAAAATGGTGCTATTGGCGGTTCTGCTCCCAAGCCAAAAAAAGAAAATCCATATGCTATTGAAGGCAAAAAGGAATGCAACAATTGCAAATGCGTAAAGGATTTTGAGGAATTTGGATTAGATAAATTAAAATCAGATGGTTATGCTACACAATGCAAAATTTGCCGATCAGATAAATCGAGAAAAAATTACATGAAAAGACTATCTGCACAAGAGGAATAATATATTCACTCAGCTTTTTTAACATTTTTATTTTTATTTAAAAATTCAAGCAAATACTTTTTACTTTTTTTAGTAGAAATTTTTACTTCATAAACAGAATCATTTTTTTGATTTACAGAAATTACTTTGGCGCCACTATCGTTTACGATTTGTGGAATTGTTATATTAGGATCATTTGTTTTATTCATATCTAAAACGACTGTAATTTTTTGATTTGACATTGAGTTATAACTTAGAAAACCGCTTATTGCCACCAATCCACAAGCTGCTGTAGCAAAAATAATTTGTTGACTCCACCTAGAGAAAAATCCATCTTTTCTTGTTTCTATAATTGTTCCCATTTCAACAATACATGAATTTTCCATGTTGCCATTTTGTTTGATAGAATTAAGATAATCTGGTAGATTTTCTAGTGACATTGGATTTTGATCGTCTTTGTGCATTTTCATTTTTTGTTTTTTTCCGTAAATCTTTAAGGTAG